AAGAAACGATTAAACATTGCACCCATGATGATTCTCCTAGGATTGGGTTGATTGAATGGTATGCACGTTACACACCATCCATACGGCGTAGCCGTGCTGTTGTATTGGTAGTGGGGTAGGTGATACAGAAAAGGATTTAATCTATACAGGGGGGGGGTGGTTTTGACTTTGATGTGCAGTGAGGTAAGTCCTACATTCATACCCAGATAACAAAATTCTGCAAAATGCGGGCCTAAATAATAAGCAACTACACTGGTAGGCAGATTAGAAAAATATGTAGAACCCTCCATACTATTTTGATTCTCAGAATTACTACCCTATCGCTACTCTCTCAATTACTTATCAATACTGATAAGACTTCTCTAAAAATTTTATAAGTATTTTCTGTGTAACCCTTTTATTAAACCAAGAATAATTAGTAATAATTCACCAATGCTTTACCATAGGAACCCGATACATTAACTCCGGGTAACTATGTCTGCTTTAACACTGGATCAATTCAAACAAGCTCTCCCTGACAAGGTAAAGAAGTCCTTGAACCAGGAGTTAGTTGATCAGATCAATACAACACTGGGTGATCCAGAGTTGTATGAGAGCTACCGCGATAATCTGGTTAGTTATACCAAGGTTATGTCTGATGGTAAGTTCAAGATATCTAGTTATATAGATGCCGTTAGATATGTGTCCCATAAGCTGATGGGCTGTACCAACATTGATGCCTATACCAAGACATTCCCTGATAAATACACTCGGTTCATGGCTCAGGGTGTGGCTGCTAAAGACATTGCTTCCTATGTCACTGCGTATAACAAATCCAAGCTGGTCAATCTGATCTTTGAACAGACACTGATTCCAAGCTATGTACTCAATCAGGATCTCTATCAGAAGGCTTTAAATGTGCAGGCCGAGCTAATGACCACGGCTAACAGTGAGAAGGTGCGCTGTGACGCAGCAAATAGCCTTCTGACGCATTTGAAGATGCCCGAGACTCAGAAAGTTGAGCTGGAGATTGGTGTTAGGGAGGATTCTAGTATCGCCGCATTGAGGGCTACTACTCTTGAGTTGGCTCGACAGCAAAGGTTGATGGTGGAGAGTGGAGCGATGAATGCTCAAGAGGTTGCCCACGGTAAGCTGGTTATTGATGCTGAGTTTGTAGAGGTAGTATGAAGTATAGAAAGAAGCCAGTAATCATAGAGGCAGAGCAGTTTGTCCTTAATAGCACTTGGCCTAAGCAGGTTTATAGGGATAGCATTTGTTCTACTGGCTTCGTAGTGGATACCCTTGAGGGATGCTTTGCAGTAAGTGATGGTGACTGGATTATTACTGGGGTAGTAGGTGAGGTGTATCCCTGTAGACCTTGGATATTTGATATGACTTATGAAAAGGTGGAATGATGGCTAGTAATCTGTTTGAACAAGCATTGTCTGCTGAAGGGGTATCGGATCATCTGGCTTCCGTAGCTCGTAGTGTTTTCCAGCAAGAGTCAGGGAGTGGGCGTAATACAAAGACTTCCAATGCTGGCGCTGTAGGCAACATGCAGATTATTCCCAGTACCTTTAAATCAGTAGCTGATAACGGGTGGGATATTAATAATCCTGAGCACAACATGCGTGCGGGTATTCGTTATCTAGGGCAGATGTACAAGCAGGCAAATGGTGATGCTGCCTTGACTGCTGCTGGGTATTACGGTGGTCCTGGTGGCTTGGAGAAAGCTAGGCGTGGTATTGCTGTATCTGACCCAAGAAACCCCAACGCACCTACTACTTTGCAGTATGGGCAGCAGGTAGCCTCCAGAATACCTAACTCACCACAAGTACAGGAGGTGCCGGTACAAGCACCTGTTCAACTGGCTCAAGCACCGACACCAACGACTGTTGCTTATAGGGATGTGGCTCCGAGTAGTGGTCCAATCCCTATGGGTTATGTGGCACCTGATCGGGAAGGGTGGGATCAGATCAAGCAGGCTATGCCTGAACAGATTCAAGCCTCTAGTCTGGACTTTGGTAATCGAGTACAGCAGCCGGGGTATGTCAGTATGGAGATGCCGAAGGTGGACTTCAGAGCTTTCTCCCGATTCAAGGGTAGAGCCTAATGGATATAGTTACGCCGTACCCTACTGTAGAACAGTATCTTAATAAAGTGGACTACTCTATAGATCCGCACTACGTACCTAGTGACTTCGCCCTTGAATTTATTAACTTCATTAAGCTAGTTAACGGTACAGGTACTGAAAACAAGACGCCGGTAGTGCACTACAAAATGCTGGATACCTTTGTAGCTGCAGATGGGCGTGACACTATCAATATGTGTCATCGTGGGGTAGCTAAGTCTACCTTGAAGGAATACCTTATCCTTTACTTGGCTGTGTTTGGGGAGTTACCTGGATTCGGTAAGGTGCCCTATGCGCTGTATGTGTCCGACTCCATAGAAAACGGAGTGAAACGGATGCGAAAGAGTTTGGAATTTCGCTGGAATAACTCCCCGTTCCTACAAAACTACGTACCTTCAATTAGATTCACGGATATTCGTTGGGAGTTCATAAACCAATCAGGCACATCACTTATCGTATCTGGTTTTGGTGCTCAAACAGGTGTTCGCGGAACCCGTGAGAATGGTAGCCGACCTGTACTGGCTCTGTTGGATGACCTTATCAGTGACTCTGATGCGAGATCCGCAACCGTCATTGCCGATGTGGAAGACACGGTGTACAAGGCGATTGATTATGCTTTGCACCCAAACAAAAGAAAGATTATTTGGTCAGGCACACCCTTTAACGCGAAAGACCCGCTGTATAAAGCAGTTGAGTCAGGTGCTTGGGTAGTGAATGTGTACCCCGTATGTGAGCAGTTTCCTTGTGAACGCGAAGATTTCCGAGGTTCTTGGGAAGACCGCTTTAACTATGACTACGTTAAGAGGCAATACGATAAAGCAGTGCTTGCTGGCAAGGTAGAAACCTTCAATCAGGAGCTGATGCTTCGCATCATGTCCGAAGAAGATCGGATGATTCAAGACCATGATATCGGCTGGTACAAGATTGATGCGGTACTGAGGAACAAGAGTAGGTTCAATTTTTATATCACCACTGACTTTGCTACCAGTGAGAAGCAGAAGAGTGACTTCAGTGTGATCTCAGTATGGGCTTACAACAATGTGGGTGATTGGTTGTGGGTAGATGGTCTGTGTAAGCGACAGTTGATGGATAAAAACATTGATGAGTTGTTCAGACTGGCTCAGATCTATAAGCCACAGTCGGTAGGAGTTGAGGTATCAGGACAGCAGGGTGGTTTTATTCAGTGGATTCAGGGTCAGATGCTGGAAAGGAATATCTACTTTGCACTGGCTTCAGAAGGTAATGACATGAAGCCAGGTATTCGCCCTAATACTAATAAACTGGTTCGCTTTAATACCGTAGTTCCTTTGTTTAAAGCTAGAAAGGTATTCTTTCCTATTGAGAAGAAGACTTCACCGGAGATAGCTGAAGCGATTAATGAATTAAGTCTGGCTTCAGTGTCTGGATTCAGGAGTAAGCAAGACGATTTCATTGATACTATCTCCATGCTGTCATCCTTGAATCCGTGGAAGCCCTCAGAAGAAGCCCCAATGAGCGAATCCAGTAGTAAAGATGGGATGTGGGATATTGATATCCAAGAAACTCAGATGGATCGTATGGCTTCTTACATTGTTTAAGGAATAAGCATGAAACTGCTGGAAGTATTCAATCAACTTACCTATGGTGAGCTATCTCAGATCAGTCTGGGTGGTGCAGAAGCAGGTGAAATCAACTCAACCAACTACGATAAGGTAGTTGCACACATTAATCTAGGTTTGACTGCGCTGTATAAACGCTTTCCCTTGAAGGAAGGCCGTCTGACTGTTGCATTGCAACAAGGAAGGATGACATATCCCCTTAATATCGCGTATGCGGTAAGTAATACTGCATCCAGTGAGCCAGTGAAGTACATTCTGGACAGTACTGAAGCGTTTCTAGGAGATATTCACAAGGTAGAGGGGGTATTCACTGCAGCCGGGTATGAGCTAGGGTTGAATGATCAGGCCAATCCCTATGCAGTGATGACTCCTAGTGCTCAGGTACTGCGTATTCCTGCAACTATTGTTGCTAATAGTGTGGATCTGCCTGAAGAATTGAAGACAACGGAGCTAGCTGTAGTCTATCGGGCGAATCATCCGATTATTGATGTGAATTCAGGGTCGTTTGATCCAGAAACCTATGAGGTAGAACTACCTTATAGCCATCTGGAACCTTTGCTGCTGTATGTGGCCTCACGGGTGAACAATCCTATTGGAATGACTAACGAGTTCCATGCAGGTAACAGTTATGCTGCCAAATATGAGCAGGCATGTCAGCAATTGGAGCAATTCAATCTGAAGGTGGATCAAGGTAGTCAATATAACCGGATAGAAGAGAAGGGTTGGGTGTAGACTTAATGCTCCAGAACACGACTAAGGGTAATCATGGCTAAAGGTAAGGGTGGTGGTACCAAGAAGTGCAGTAAGCTCTAAGCAATAAAGTAAAAGCCCCTTAATGGGGCTTTTTATTATTTACCTGATGAACCAAACCCACCAGAACCACGATCTGTTTCACCCAGTTCATAACAAAGTTCCAGTTCTACCTTAGCAATAGGAACAATCATGAATTGCAGGATGCGTTCACCACGTTCCCAACTGAAGTAATCTTCATTCTTTGTACGCAATGCCGCCATCCATTCACCCCGGTAGTCTGAATCCAGAATACCCACGGTGTTATTAAGTTCTACACCGAAGTTAGCACCTGCCCCTGATCGTGGTAACAGGATTGCTACATGCCCCTCTGGAATCTCTGCAGAGAAGCCGAGATGAATCTTTCTAGGTACTGATCCAGAGATAGCACCAGATTCAGGCATGTAAATATCAAAGGCTCCTGCGCCTTTAGTCCCTTTAGTTGGTAATTTAAAGTCTGCACAATGTGGTTTAATACGCATTACATTTTCCTATTGGTTTATGGTTAAAAAGAAATGATTATATCTATTCAAAGGATGCTGAATGAACTCTAACATTGCTATGGCTGAACTTAATGTCAAGCCATTAACTAATTGGAAGAATGCACCCAAGGTTACTGATCTAAAGCAGGATTATCAGGATGCTAAACCATCCTTTGATACCCAGAAAACCAAGATTGCTACTTGGCTTGATAACCTGCATGTCCGGGGCAAGGCTGCAGTTACGTCTGCTAATGGATCAAAGATTGTTCCCAAACTGATTCGTAAGCAGGCTGAATGGCGCTACCCGGCATTGAGTGAACCCTTCCTGAGTACGGATGATGTATTTAACGTCAAGCCAGTCACTTGGGAAGATCGACAGGCAGCACAACAGAATCAATTGGTACTAAACCATCAGTTCAATAACCAGATTGATAAGACACGCTTCATTGATGATTACACCCGTGCTGCAGTAGATGAAGGTACGGTGATCGTCCGAGTGGGTTGGGAGTTTGAGGAAGAGAAGTATTTGGAAGATGTGCCGGTAGTTGAGTATCGGGTGAATCCTGAGATGGGACCGATGCACGAACACCTGGCTCAGTTGGAACAGGAGTCGCCCAGTCAGTACGCTACAGATGTACCGGATGAATTGAAGCAAGCACATGATCTGACCAAAGAGAATGGTGTTCCCATTGAAGCAGTGATCACTGGTTACACCAAGGAAGAGAAGATACGTACTGTATTCAATCGCCCTACGGTAGAGGTGTGTGACTTCCGTAATGTAGTGATTGATCCTACGTGTATGGGTGATGTAACTAAAGCTAGGTTTGCTATTTATAGCTTTGAGTCTTCACTCTCTGAATTGAAGAAGGATGGTAAGTACAAGAACCTTGAAGCCATCAATATTGAAGGTAATTCGGTATTAGGTACGCCCGATCATGCAGGACCAGCCAATGCACATAACTTCAATTTCAATGACAAGGCACGCAAGAAGTTTGTGGTATATGAGTATTGGGGTTACTGGGATATTGATGGGACTGGTTTGGTTAAACCTATCGTTGCTGCATGGGTGGGGGATACATTGATTCGTCTTCAAGAGAATCCTTTCCCAGATAAATCTATTCCCTTTGTCGTGGCTCAGTATCTCCCGGTACGTCGTAGTATTTATGGTGAGCCTGATGGTGCCTTACTGGAAGATAACCAGCGTATTACGGGTGCAGTGACACGTGGCATGATTGATATTATGGGTAAGTCAGCCAATGGGCAGACAGGTATCCGTAAAGACATGATGGATACCACCAACCGTAGAAAGTTTGATAAGGGGCAGGACTACGAATTCAATGTGAACGTAGATCCAAGACAAGGTGTCTTCATGCACACCTATCCAGAGATTCCTAACTCAGCCCAGTTCATGCTCCAGCTTCAGAATATGGAGGCTGAATCATTAACGGGTGTTAAGTCCTTTAGTCAGGGTATTTCCGGTGCAGCATTAGGTGATGTAGCAGCAGGTGTACGTGGTGCATTGGATGCTTCCAGTAAGCGTGAGCTGGGTATTCTCCGTCGATTGAGTAACGGTATTGTTCAAGTAGGTAGAAAGATTATCTCTATGAACTCAGAGTTTCTATCTGAGGAAGAAGTAGTCCGTATCTCCAATGAAGAGTTCGTTACTGTTCGTCGTGATGATCTGGCTGGTAAGTTTGATCTGAAACTCTCTATCTCTACGGCAGAGGAAGATAATAATAAGGCTCAAGAGCTATCCTTTATGTTGCAAACCATCGGCCCTAATGAAGATCCTGATATTCGCCGTATGGTTATGGCTGATATTGCTCGGCTTAGGAAGATGCCTGACCTAGCTAAGAAGTTGGAGAACTATCAACCTAAACCAGATCCTATGCAACAGAAGATGCAAGAGCTAGAAGTACAGTTAATGGAAGCCAAGCTACAGAATGAGTACGCTCAGACTGAGCAGTACAAAGCAACAGCTATGCTTAACAATGCTAAGGCTGGAACTGAGGGCGTTAAGCAAGGCAATCTCCAATCAGATACTGATCAAAAGAACCTGGACTTTGTAGAACAAGAGTCAGGGGTTAAACAAGAACGTGATCTACAGAAACAAGGAGAACAAGCTAGAAGCCAAGCTCAATTGAAACAAGTTGATCATGGTATTAAGCGAGAAGAGATGAAACATGATCTATTAAAAGAATATATCCGTGCAAAGAAGAAGTAATTTGGTTTATATTAGCGGGGAATTAAGCTTCCCCACTTTCTATTAACTTTTTAGCACTGGTAGATTAATGATTGATAACGAACTGCAACAGATTGCTGACGAGTACCGTATTCTTTTTGGCAG